CGTAAAATCGTAATAGTTAATAGAGTCTTTCTTAGAAGCGAGTTCGTCGTATGTGGTTCTTAAGTTTTTATTAAAGGATTCTAGTTTCTCATGCTCAGAATTTCTGTTTGCAAGGTTCTCGGTAATAGTTTGAATTTCACATTCAAGATCTCTGATTTGTCTCTGACATCCAGTGATCTTAGTATTGTTTTGAGAAATGCCATTCGTTAGTTTTGTAATCTCCTTCGTTAGAGTAGTAAAATGACGCTCTCGCTCCTCCTCCTCTTTAATTGCCTCCTCCAGTTCTTTATAACCAGATTGCAACTCCTTTGCTTTATCTTGAGCGTCCTTGATTCTATTTATTCTGAAGATCTCCTCAATAGACTGAGTGCATGTAGGGCATACCGTATTCTCAGTAAAGAACTTATGCTCCTTAGTTAAAGTTGATACTTTTTGAGAAATCTTCCCCTTCAGATTTCCTAACTTACGAAGTTTTTCTGCATACCCAACTAATGCATCTTGCTCTCGGATATACTCTTGCAAAGGTTCTTCTGAAGAAGAGTTCTCGTCCAAATACTGTTTGATTTCTTCATCTAAGTCGGTTATTTTCCGTTTATTATTATCTATATTTTCTTTACCACGATTCTCAAGTTCCTCAATAAACTCCTGTTGCATTTTGACTTTATCAAGAAGAGATTCTTTTTTTAGTTCAAGAACTTTTATATCTTCTTTTGCAGAGCGAATCTTTTCTTTAATCAACGTATTCATTGAAGAAAAGATTTTAATATCAAGCAAATCTTCAATCACTTCCCTACGATGAGCAGCAGAGAGTTGCATAAAAGGAACAAAAGTACTAGAACCCAAAATCACAATCTGAGTGAAAGACTTATGGTTCATTTTCAGAACATTTTGTTCTAACCACTTCTGTTGATCTAAGGCAGCAGCAGATTGATCTAGAGCAGCACCATTTCTCCAGATTTCAAACACTGCTGGTTTGATTCCACGAACAACTTTCCACTCAGTTTGCCCAATGGAAAACTCAACCTCAACTTTACAGTCCTTCTCGTTAATCGTATTTACAAGTTGTGGTTTATTAATCTTACGAAAAGGTTTCCCAAATAAAGAAAAAGTAAGCGCATCAAGAACCGTAGACTTGCCTGCACCATTTGTTCCAATGATTAAATTTGTTTTATTTTTCGTAAAGTCAACTTCAGTAAAATGATTTCCAGTTGATAGAAAATTTTTCCAACGAATATTTTTAAATAAAATCATGATCAGTTTTGGGAGGAATTACGATGTCTTCAGGTGTTATTAGAGTATATTGATATCCATGCAGTTCACAAGCTTTTATCATTAAGTCGTCTTCAACTTCAATAACATGCATTTCTGGTGAACCATCTTCTTCTAACATCATAGCATATCTTACGGCATCATCCTCTTCTTCAAACAAATATAGAATTTGTTCTCCTTCATCATCCGTTACAGAATATGCACCTTCGGTTTCTTTACCGTTAATTGTTAGAATATACATTTAAACAAGTTCACACGCTTCTTGATATAATTCTTGAATCATTTTTTGAATGATAGATTTATCAAGACTGATCTCTGCCTCCTCAATATATCTATTCAAAATAGAAAGAGTATCTTCAGATTCAAATGCTTCAAAATCTTCAGATTCTTGAATAGCGAAGTTTTCAACAACTTTGAGTTCAGCAACATTTGATGAATAAAGTTTGTCAACGAACTTTTCAAACTTTTTAGTATCAGATTTTTTGCGAACAATAACTCTTACAATTTTATTCTCATACTCACGAGTATCAAAAGTTTGATAGTCATTATCTTCATAATAAATGTTATAGAATAAACGATAAGGATTATCTATAGAAACTTTTTCAAGAGTTTCTGTATCAAAAATATGAAATCCTCTTTTATCATTTACATCATTCCAGAACATCTCATATGGATTTCCTAGATAGAAGACTATTCCGTTGTTTGATCTAGTGTGATAGTGTCCCGAGAAGACAAGTTTGAACTTCTCAAATAGTTTGCCTTCCAAACCGTGCTCCATGACGATTTGTTTATTAACTCTAAATCCTTGGAGTTCAAGGTGCCCCATCGCACACGGGCAAGTTGTCTTTTCAATAAGTTTGAGAGTTTTTGTTTCATTCTCCTGATTAATCCAAGGTATAAAAAGTGTATTGAGATTGCCAAGTTTAACTTCAGTTGGTTCTGAATATACAGTTACATTGTCATACTCACGAAGCAACAAATCCACAGCATTAACTTCGTTCGTGTTCTTATAGTAAGCAGTATGGTTTCCAACAATAGTATGAACCGTTACTCCCATTTGTTGTAGACGGTCGTAATAGTTGCTCTTTGCCCAAGAAAGAGCAGAAAAGTCAATACCTTTACGACTATCAAAAGTATCACCCATATCAACAACTGCAGTAATACCTTCCTTCTCTAAGGTAGGAAAAAATACATCGTTGTAAAACTTCAGGAAATAATCATGAAAGAGTTTAGAGTTCTTTCGTGCTCCAAAGTGCTGGTCGGTGATAATAGCAACTTTCATTCAATAACGAAGTTTAGAGTGGACAGCATCTTTGATACTATTATAGTCGCTATAGTTGCTGCCGTCAATACTGTTGTCGTCAAACACCTCAGAAAATCCAGAACGCTCAAGGATCTTGTTCTTGATCTCTAGTTGACGCTTTTCTCTTTGGATGCGACGAAGGAATGCGTAGTGAATGATTTGGGTAAAGTATGCAAAAGGATTTTGTGACTTCTCTGGATTGAAGTTATGAATGTACTGAACACAGTTTTCAATGCCATCAGAAATCATATCTTCCTTGAACATGTAGTTCACGAAGTTTGGTTTGAAGGAAAGGTGATTAGCAATCTTCAGGAAACACTCCCCAATGTAGCGAGGGATGGGAGGTTTTGGTTTTCCTTGAATCTCTGCAATTTCTTTGTCTTCGCGGTACTTAATCAGTGCTGCAAGGAACTCTTTGTTGTTGACGTAATGCTCTGACCTCTTTCTTTTGGTCATAACTGCTGTGGTTATCATAAGTTTTTATCATTATTATGTATAGATTATACCACTTATGCAAATAGTTGACAAGATGTTCAAAAGTGTGTACAATAACCTTTGTCGGGGTTGAAAAGATTAGCTTTAGCTATTTTTATAAAGCTTCTCTAATATCTCTTTAGCATCATTGACATTAGCGATATATCCCATTCTACGATTAATTTTAGATTCGTTATTATTTTCCTTATTAGATTGTCTAACATAATTTTGATACATCATAATCATTTCAATATCAGATGATTCTGTAAGAGTTAAAATATCATCTAGATTTAAAATAAACATATCCTCAGTTGTTGTTTTTAACCAAGGTTCTAACTTATATCCAACAGTTCCTATCCTGGTTTTTATTTCATTGACAATAATAGGATTGGAAACTATCAACAAAGTTCTATCTTCTTCTTCAGAAGCTGCTACCTTTGCGAAGATTTCCTCTCCTGTTTTTAATTTAAGTGTTGCATAAAAGTCTTCTTCAATTCCCATTTTTCTTTAGTTGTATGGTGATTATTTCATAATTGAAGTTCTCTTCATTGTAGATCTTAATTCTTTCAATGAGATGATTTAAAGTATAATTTTTTCTTGAGTTATGTGTACAGTCATCAGCAATATCATATAAAGTTGCTTTTACTTTGTCTTTTCCTTTTCTAAGAACTCGTCCAATGCTTTGAAGATTACGGATTCTGGATTTGCTTGGTGAGGCGAAGATAACATTATGGAGATTTTTAATGTTGATACCAGTAGAAAAAGTTCCATAAGAAGCAACGATAACTGCGTTGTTTTCTCTTTCAGTAATCTCTCTCACCATTTCTCTTTCTTCAGCATCCACTCCACCATGAACAAAAAATACTTTTCTATTATCTCGCTTTTTAGTATTTATCATTTCGTATAAGACTGCACCATGTGCTTCAACTCTACTAAACAAGACAAGAGTATTTCCTTTTAAGTCAAGAGTTAGATTTGTAATAAATTTATTTCTTTGCTCATAAGATATTATATATTGTATTTCATCTTCATACGTCTCGAACTTTTGGGGATGATGTTTGAGAACAATACATTGAATATCAAGTTGAGAAAGGTGACCTTGCTTCATCAACTCATCAGTTCTTGTCACTTTGTAAGAAGGACCAAACAAACCCTCTAAAACCCACTTATGAGTCTGAGTTCCATCTAAAGTTCCTGTAAAACCAAAACGATATTTTGCATGATGAAGTTTAGTCATAATCTCTATCAGAGATTTGGACTTGAACAAATGAGCTTCATCACCTATAATACAACCATAGTCTTCAAAGAATGAACGCTCTAGTTTATAAACTGATTGCCAGGTTGTGATCGTAACTGGAAACTCATTCGTTTTTTCTCTACCAGAATAGATACGATGGCAATATGTCTCAGCATCCCAACCATAATCAAGGAAATCCTTGTACATCTGCTCTACAAGAGATGTCGTTGGAACAACTAAGAGAATTTTTTCGCCTCTATCCACATAATATCTTACAAGAGAATAAATCATCAATGATTTGCCGCTCGCAGTGGGGCTTATCAATAGTTTTCTATTATGCTTTAGGGCACCATATACTCCCTCAATTTGATACTGCCTGGGAGTATGGGCACAGATGGAATTCATATAATCCTTGACACCCTCGTATGAGATCTGCTCATTCTCTTCGTATGGAGTGCCGTAGAACTTATTATCTTCAAACTTATAAGTATATCCGTACTGCTTACAAAAGTTGACAATCTTATCCAACAGACCAACATAGATCTGCTTTGATCTCATATCATACAAATGAATTTCCCCATTCCAATTCCTTCCACGGTACTGGGGCATAAACTTTGCATTTGGAACCTCAAATTTGAAGTGATCTCTCAGTTCGTATTCAATATGAGGTTCTGTGTTTATCTTTAAAAATACTTCGTTGGATTTTGAAATAATGAGATTCGCTGTAGTATCAATCACGATAAT